AATGGTGAAGCCGGGCGCTCGCACGGGCAAGGACACGGGCGGCATGTCCGTCTCCGATGGCGAGATTGAGGGCACCCGCCCGACTGGTGGCCGCAAGGCTCGCAAGTCCGGCGGTCGGACCAAGGGCAAGACCAACATCCACATCAACATCAACGGTGGTGGTCAGCCCCCGATGGGCGCTATGAAGCCCCCGATGCCTTCGATGGGCCCGCCTCCGGGCGCTGGCGCTCCGCCTCCAATGGCTCCGCCTCCGGGTGGCCCGCCTCCGGGCGCTGGCCTGCCTCCCGGCCCGCCCCCCGGCGCACCTCCCGGTGGAATGCCTGCCGGTTTACCTCCGGGTCTCGCGCAGCTCCTTCAGGGGCGCAAGGACGGCGGGCGCACATACCCGAAGATGAAGTATGGCGCAGGCGGCGGGAAGGGTCGTCTGGAGAAGATTGAGGAATATGGCGAGCCTCAGAAGAAGGCTGGCTAACGAGATTTGGCCCGCTGGTCCTTCCACCAGCGCGTCAGATAGGCCGGTGAGTGAGCCCCCTCTCAAACTCACCGGCCACTTCCACATGAGAGGGGCAACCAGAGGGGTGGTTGGATGTTGACGTACAGTGACGCTTTCGAGCGTGAGTTACAGAAGATAATTGTGGGCGAGGTTGAGAGACTACTGGAAAACCTTGGTCATGGCATGGGCGTAACGGATTACGCTAACTACATGAAAATTGTCGGTGAGATAGCGGGCCTTCGCAAGACTTTAGAGTTTTGCGAGGAAGCGCGTCTTATCGTCAGTGAACAGAGATAGAGGGGTATCTAAAATGGCAATGGTTATGCAGCATAACGAAGATCCGAAAGAAGAAATCTGGAAGGCGGTTGGTGATCTTGCCGACTTCCAGTTGTTTGGGAATGAGGTTTTGGTGGCGATTTATATTCGGCCCCAAAAGACTTCGTCAGGAATTTTCCTTACCGACAATTATCGTGACGAAGACAAGTGGCAAGGCAAGATTGGCCTTGTCCTAAAGAAGGGGGGCACCTCGCTCGTTGAGTTATCCGACACGGTTAATGTCAATGAATGGGTGCTTTTTCGCCCCTCAGACGGCTGGGGGCTGACTGTTAACGGCGTGATGTGCCGCCTCTTGGATGATCGTGTCATCCGGGGCCGTCCCGCAAAACCCGACACCATTTACTAGGAGATAACCAATGGCAGAAGCCAATGAAGAACAGATTGAGATCCATCTTGATGAGCCTGAAAAGGCCAAAGAGGCGGAAATTGAAGTTGTAAAGGCTGAAGATGTTCCGGTTAAGACGAAGCCGGAGATCCCGCCTGAAGTGCGAGAGCTGAAATTCCAGCTTGAGCAGGAAAAACTGGCCCGTGCGGAAGCTGAAAAGCGCGCCCGCATGGCGTCAGAGCGTGAGTATGTGGCTAAAAATGAGGTTACAGACACCAATCTGAGCCTGATTAACAACGCCATTAGCTCCACGCAGCAAGAAACGGGGTATCTGAAGGCCGAATACCGTGAGGCAATGGCGACTGGCGACTATGGCAGGACGGCTGAAATCCAGCAGCGCATGTCGGACAACGCCGCGCGCCTTTTGCAGCTTGAAAACGGCAAGGATGCCTTGGAAAGGCAGGGAAGACAGGTTGCTCCGCAGTATCAGCACCCTATGGACCCTGTTGAGGCCCTTGCCGCTCAGTTAAGCCCCCGTTCTGCCAATTGGGTACGCGCTAATCCGCAGTTTGCCACTGACCCGCGCCTCTTTCAGAAGATGATTGCGGCGCATAATCTGGCTTTGGCGGACGGTTTGCAGCCAGACACGGACGATTATTTCGCCACGGTTGAGGAAACCTTGCGCATTCGTCGTCCCGAGCCGACCTATGAAGATCCGATGGCCCAATCAGCCTCGGTAACGCAAAGACGTTCCGCCCCACCTGCTGCACCCGTGTCTAGGGGTGGCAATGGGACGGGCAGCAACCCGAACCGGGTCACATTGAGCGCCGCAGAGCGTGAAATGGCTCAGATGATGGGCATGACCAATCAGGAATATGCGCAGAACAAGCTTTCCCTTCAGAAAGAAGGCAAGCTCAACTAGGAGTTGACCTATGGAAACCGAAGAAACCCGCCCCGTTGGGCGTCCGCGCAGTCTTTTGGCTGGCAAGATCGCCACCAATGAGGCCGCTGCGCCTGTTGCTCGTGAAGAAAGCCCCCGTGATCGCGCAGCCCGCCGTGCGGCGGAATTGCGTGGTCATATTGGCAATATGGATCAGGGCACGGACGATTTTTTCGTCCCGCCTGAGTATATTCCCGATGGCTGGAGCTATGAGTGGAAGCGCAAGACTAATGTCGGCATGGAAGACCCTGCGTATCAGGTTTCTCTGGCCCGCATGGGCTGGGAGCCTGTCCCGGCGTCTCGCCATCCCTCGATGATGCCAGAAAGTAACAAGTATCTGATCATTGAGCGCAAGGGCATGGTCCTAATGGAGCGTCCCCTTGAGATTACGGAGGAGGCCCGTGAGATTGAAAGGCAGCGGGCCCGCAATCAGATCCGGCAGAAGGAGGCGCAGCTTGCTTCCGCCCCTGACGGTACGCTGACGCGCGATCATGCTCAGGTTAAACCAAAGATTTCAAAGAGTTACGCGCCAATCCCAATTCCGCAAGATTGACCCAAAATGGTGTTTAGGGGGGCTTTTAGGCCCCCCTTTACATTTGTGAGGTTTTAGTCCTAAAATGGTTTCAAGGTCTTGATGATCTTCTCTCCCCCGTTGTGGAGAGATAACTTGCCCGTTTCCTAGTCGCCCCGTTGCGCGATGAGCGGAAACTCCCCTGAAAAAGGAGCCCGTCATGGCGAACACAAACGCGCCTTTCGGTTTTGCCCAGTCCAGCGGCAATGGTTCTGCCCCGACCTACGAGCAGGTTGCGGTGACGATTGCCTATAACGCTTCTGCAATTTACTACGGCGATCCCGTATTCCCCACCGCCGCTGGTGGCGTGGAAAAGGGCACCCCCGGCACTGACGGCATTGCCGGTGTCTTTATCGGCTGCAAGTACCTCTCGGTTGCTCAGAAGCGCACCGTGTGGTCGAACTACTGGCCCGGTTCTGACGTTGCCGCGACCCAGACGGTCGAGGGTTACATTGTCAATGATCCCAACGCTCGGTTCGTTGCAATGGTTGGCGGTTCGTCCTCGACCGGCCTCACCGTCGCTGCGATCAACGCCAACGTCCAGTTTGCCTATGGAACGGGTAACACCGCCAACGGCCTGTCTGGCGCTTACGTTGTGTACAACAGCGCAGATACGACTTCGACCCTTCCCTTTCGCGTTATCAGCCTCCTGACTGATCCGCCCGGCTCTGCCGGTACGGAGTCCGGCGCTTATAACCGGGTCATTGTTGGCTTCAACAATGTCACAACCAAGTCCCTCACGGGCATCTAAGGAGTAGGATCAATGGCTGTTAATCTCTCAGCGATTAAAGACCTTCTCCTCCCCGGTCTCCGTGGAATTGAAGGCAAGTACGAGCAGATCCCGTCGCAGTACGACAAGATCTTCACGAAGCACGACTCCAAGATGGCGCTGGAGCGTACCGCTGAAATGCGTTACCTCGGCCTCGCCCAGCTCAAGACCGAAGGCGGCCAGACCTCCTTCGACAACTCGGCTGGCGAACGCTACGTCTACAATCAGGAGCACACCGAGATCGCTCTCGGCTACGCCATCACTCGCAAGGCGATTGATGACAACCTGTACAAGACACAGTTCCATCCGTCGAACCTCGGTCTGATCGAGTCCTTCCAGCAGACCAAGGAAATCTACGGCGCTAATGTCCTCAACACCGCGACGACGTACAATGCGTCCATCGGTGGTGACGGCAAGGCGCTTGTCGCTTCGGATCACCCGATCGACGGCTCCACGGTGTCGAACTACGCGACCGTCGAACTGAACGAGAGCACCCTGCTCAACGCGATGATCGCCGTTCGTACCAACTTCAAGGATCAGGCTGGCCTGAAGGTCTTCGCGCGTGCGCGTAAGCTCATCGTGCCGACCGCCCTTGAGCCGGTTGCGATTCGTCTGACGAAGACGGAACTGCGTCCGGGCACCGCCGACAACGACGTGAACGCGATCATGATGACCTCGGGCGGTCTGCCTGAGTCCTACATGGTTTCGGACTTCCTCACCTCGTCGTCCGCGTGGTTCCTGCTCACGAACATCGACGGCCTCTCCTACATGGAGCGCGTCAAGTTCGAATCCGACATGCAGGTCGACTTCGTGACCGACAACCTTCTGGTGAAGGGCTACGAGCGTTATAGCTTCGGCTACTACAACTGGCGCTCGATTTACGGCTCGTTCCCGTCGTAAGTCTAAAGGGCGGGGGCTACGGCTCCCGCCTTTCATCTAGGCTCATTGATCTTGTAGACCGGCCTAGCGGACGCTGCACAGACTACAAGATCGCATCGTGCAGGAGGTTCCTATGGGAACAACCACGTTTACTGGCCCGGTAAAGGCTGGCGACGTTCTGAACACGACCGGCACCACGCCCGGCACGGTTAAGAACGTTGGCTTCTGCGTCATGGCGCAATCCGTTGCGCTCACGCAGGCGGCTTCGGCTACCGCTTATAAAACTTCCATCGTTATCCCG